GCCGTCTTTCCAAAACCCGCGCAAATCATAATCAAACACGTCGCCGGTTCGTTTATTGGCGGCGGCCCATGCTTGATATTCTTTCTCTTGCTGCGGGTTAAGCTGAGTGTTGTAGCGATTGGTGAAATCGGGGCGAGTACGCGCAGGTTTGGTGTTGGGCAGTTGTTCAGCTTGGCTGTTGTTATACGCGGCGCCTGCAGCCATAGTCGCTAATTGCCGTCTAATTCCCCTTGCGCCTTGGTCTACAACTGGCGCTGCTATTCCAGGTATGGTTTTCCCAAACCTGGCATACCCCGTCGCTGGCATTGCATTGAGTGCCGCCAGCCCCATACCAGCTACGTCGCCTTTTCCGGCGGCGGTATACATATCGCCGATGGCGGACCCAAGGGCGGTATCGGGGCTGAACGAGCGAGCAACCCGCCTCAACCCGTTTGGGTTCTCGCGCTCAAAAGCTGCGTTGTCATCCGCCCAATAGCCGCCGACAGAATCAGAGAAATCGCGCATTACGCTCATTTGAGGAACTTCAATTTGTATTGTGTCTCACGAATAAGGGCCATAATCTCGTCAATGATGTTCTGAAGGTACGTGTCGTCTTTGTCGCAGATGCCGTACCGGCTGGCTTCAATCCACAACGACAAATCGTCGAGCAGCCCCAACGGAGTTTCCGGCATGGTAAATGTAGGCGGGTAATCTTCGATTATTCCGTAGTCGCCTTGATATACCTCGGCAAACTTGTCGGTGAGCGGGATAATCTCTTCATAAAATTCGTTCAGGGCTTTATGCACCGCGTACGACCGCGTCTGCAAATGAAGCACATGCGCGTTGGTGCGGGCGTGGAAACATCGCATAACAAACTCCCCACAATTCTTGGCCATGCGGCTAACCCCTAAGAATTTTGTCAGATTAGACCAGAAGTTAGATCACGCCGCCATATGTGACCCGCCGCCGGGGGTCATAAACTGAGACAGCTTGTCTTTCCAGCTCGGTGGCGGTTTTGGCTGCGGCAATTTCTTTGGGCTCTTGCCGACGGCCAAATTCACCGCCCACGCCAGCGCGTCAACGATGTCGTCGTGAACGCCGGCCGGAAATCTAAGCAGTTCTGTATGGACGTCTCTCATCCAGCTGGCTTCGGTCGGGAAATACACCCGTCCCTGCTGCATCCGCCCTTGAAGACTTCGGGCGCGGGCAAGTTTGTCGGTTAGCGGGCGCATCACTTCGTACGGAGGATAGATCGAGCGCTCCGCCATCCGTTTCTCAAGCAACGGCTTGATGGCTTTCCAGATCTGGCTGTCTTCCACTCCCAACGTAAGCGGAGCAGTCGGTTCTGATCCCCAACGCTGCGCTGCGTCAAGGATCTCTTCCACAATCGTGAAGCTATCCCCTTTGAAGCGCACAAGCTCTACCATATGGAGGAAGTCATTCTCGTCCTGTACCAACGTCACGCCAACGGTGTAATCGTTCTGCTGCCGTTCGCCAATAGCAAAGTCCCACGCCTGATACACGTTCCGATTGAACGCTGCCGGCGCTACCGGCTCGTACCGGAAATACTCTTTCCGGAAATACGCCCCTTCGTCCGGCACGGGGTTCTGCTGATACAACGCTGACCAGATGCGCGGCGGCTGGTTGGCCCGCATCGACGTCATCATCTTCTCGTTGTACCGCTCTGGATGAAGCGCTTCGCCCGGCATCCGCAGCAAGTCGTATGTGTCGTTAATGGTCGACGGCACAGATTTAGACTCTGCTCGTTGCGGTAAGCGCAAGCCTGTATGGTTCTCATCGAGCGGCTTGTCATACCGCTCGATGAGATCCGTTTCCTTGTTCCGGTATTCCCATTGCTCAGCAAGCGCCGGGTATTTAATGATCACAAACTGATCCGCGTCGTCTTCCGTCCGCATCTTTTGCTGAAGGCGTCCGGCCAAATCGTCGTCGTGCCACCAAGTCTGAATAATCAGCACCCCGCCGCCGGGGGCAAGTCGACTGTACGCCGTAGACCAATACCAATCCCACAAACCATCGCGAACAACAATCGAGTCCGCTTCTTCTTGGTTTTTAATTGGATCGTCAATGATCAGTACAGTTGCGCCCTTACCAGTGATACCGCCGCCTACGCCTGCGGCAGTAAAACCGCCGCCCATCGTAGTGTTCCAAGCCTCCGCCGCCGAGCTGTCCGGATCGAGCAGTGTGTTCGGAAACATCGGCTTGTAGCCCGGATCGCGGACAATCTCACGCACACGGCGCGAGAATTTCATCGGCAAATCAAGGTTGTAGCCGCAATTGATGATTTCCCACTCAGGGTGGTGGCCCAAACAGTACGCCGGGAACCTGATCGAAGCTAACTCCGACTTCCCGTGGCGCGGCGGCACCAACAACATCAATCTTGGCGATTTTTTGTCTTCAACATCACGCATAAACTGCTCCAAACGGCGAGCAATGTCGTGATGCACCCATCCTGGCGTGTATTGTGGATAAAATCTGTTTGTAAACTGGACCAGATACCGGCGGGACAACACCCGCTTCGACATTTCAAGCTTAACGCGGGGGTCAAGAACATCAAGTTCCGTCGGGATCGCGGACGGAGGGGGTGGATTACCCTTCTCGGACGTCATCAAACACTTCTATGGCTTCGGCTTCGATAATTGATCGGCTGGATTCGACCATCTGGAGCAATTCTTCGTCCGACAGCGTCTCCATCTTGTCGATCACGCGTTTGGCGCTGATGTTAATGTCGATCTTCTTCACTTCCGGCGCGTAATAGCCGCACATACGCCCTATTTCGCGCCATCCGGCGATCATATTCCCCGAATCTGCCTGCATCTTAGCCATATCGATTGCTTCAAGCAGCCCGTCCATGACTTTCTTGCGGCTTACGTCGGCCGCTGCTTCGTGTTTCTTGTACAGAAATTGAATCGCCGCTTGGATTTTGGGCGATTTAAGAGTTATCGAGCCTTGGCTGTCAGGGCTATTGTACCCGGCGATGCGCGCAGCTTGGCTCGGGCCCCGGCCTTTGATGATGCTGTCGACAAAAATTTTCTGCCTCTCGTCTAGCAGATGCAAAGGTGACGTCAACGCGGCAACTTTTTTGGAGTGTACCGCGTGTTGGTTTGGGTCGTTGGCTTCCTTTTGAGTAGCCGTCAACGCCGCTTTTGGTAGTCTTTGGTTAGGCATCGCCCAGAATTTTGCAATTTTTTTCTGGAGGTTTGCAACTAAAAAAGGGGGGTGGGGTACTTCGGTTTTGTTTTACTTGGTAGGGAAAGGGGTCCCATATAAGTGGTGAGTGTCCGGGTGTAAGTATCCCTCCCTACTTCGACACGAAGAGGGAGGGCACTTCGGATTCGGTTTCTGCGGCACACGTTTGGGGCCCCCTGCCCCCGGGCCGCCCGAACTCCGCACAATAAGGGTATGTCTGCTGTGCAAATTCGCACTAACCCGAGGATAGACCAATGACCCTGAACCAAATCATCTTCAGCACCCTGAACATCACCGAGTTCAAAGACCTGCCGGGGGTGGTGGGCTGGGAGGAGCGGAACAACCCGCTAATCCTTGCGCGTTTGCGCGAGGAGCAGGAGGCCGCAAGACAGCGCGAGATTCAGGCGCTGATGGACTTCGTCAGCGGTATCAAGTAATCCAAAGCCCAGTCGCCCCCGAAGCGTCTGGGCTTTTTTTATGCCGCAGTACGCTCTGATACGCCCTAGTCCCAGGTTCCCTGACGCGCCCTGCCACGTCTTGGACGTTTTGGCCTCCACACACACTACACTTTGGTGTACGCACTGCGCCATTAGGTAAGCACGCGCTCAGCACAGTATAACTTGGTGCTAGGCGTTTAGGGCAATGCCCCCTGCCACCCTGAAGCGCAGTGCCAAGGGAGCACGGCGGTAGGGGGATGCTGTCACTCCGCACAATAAGGGTATGTTTTGCGGTTATGAGATTGGCTCATAGCCACTTTTCAACTTTGGAGGTTCTTTATGAGCACTGCAAACCTTGCCGCCTTCCTCACCGAAGACGGCGTCGACCTCGTCCTCCGCGCAAGCAATGAGCCCCAGGCTCGTTGCTGGCGCACCCGCGTCGGATACGCCGAGCTCACCGGCGAGCTCGGCGGCAACGTCGTGAGCGTTTCGTTCACCGACAACGACGAGCAGCTGCTCGTCCTGTTCGGTGACAGGGCGCTGGTGCTTTCGCTTCAGGAGAAGGGCCACTTCTTCTCCTACTTGACGCCCATCGTCAAGTCGGCGCCAATCGGGCTGGCCGCGGCAAGGGCGAAAGCCCAAGCGGCAACTCAGGCGCCAGCGAAAGCTGAGAAGCCCAAGCCCAAGAAGTAAACGCTCTGCTTAGCCCAGGCGCCCAAAGCGTCTGGGCTTTTCTTATGCCGCACCAAGCACGACATCCTGAGACTTACACACTCCGTTTTAATAAGGGTGTGTTTGTTGTGGTTAACCTGGAGAGTACTTATGACCAAAGAGGACGTCATCGAAATAGCTCGAAAAGCTGGAATGATTAAGATAGACCAAGACGGTCTTATCGAGCATTTCCAAAAATTCGCAGCTCTTGTCGCTGCCAAAGAGCGCGAAGAATGCGCTCAACTTTGCGACTGGCTTTACATGGACTGTGGTGTCAAAAACGCAAACATCTGCTGTAACCGCATTCGCGACAGGCAGTATTCAGACAAATATTACTGAAACCAAAGGAGAAAAACATGCAAATAATCGACGCCATGATCCGAACGGAAAACGCAGCATGGAACGCAAAAGAGGTGGCTTGTGACGCCACCGACCGCTGGTATCAAATCAGA